GGCGATAACTTCGGGCAGCAGTTCAAAGGTAAGCTGATCGGCGGCATCTTCCGTCTGGAGAAAGACTGGTACGAAAACAAAGAGGTAAAACGTCACAAGTTAGCATGGTTCCGCAGTATTGAAGGAATTAAGGATGCGGACATCCCAGAAGAGCGCACCACAAAAGCCTATGACGATCATCTGAAGGAAGAAGCTATCATGGGAGCGAATCCGGCAGGTACTGACTTTATGAATATTCCAGATAGCGTAGCAGATGATGTCCTTCCGTTCAATTAATATAGAGGTGAGTTAATGGGATATACACATGGAATACCATGGAACGACGATCTTATCAAAGAAAATATCATGATAGTTGTTGAGAAATTGAATTTAGATCATTTTCCAACTCATTCCGAAATGATAGAAGTTTTTGGAAACAAAAGCCTTGCTTGCAAGATTGCAAAGCATAAAGGGACTGTATATTGGGCTGAAAAACTTGGACTGCCTCTTAAATATTCTGATACAACTTTTGGAAACAAATATGAAATAAAAGCAATTTCAGATATTTACGAGAATGTCGGATTGAATAGTGTTCAAACAAGCTCAAGGCATCCTTATGATTTGCTTACTGATAACAGTGTAAAAATAGACGTAAAAGTATCTAAGGAATTTACAAACAATTGTAATTCAAAGGCATTTACATTCAACCTCGAAAAGAAAAATCCGACTTGCGACATCTTCCTTTTATATTGTTTGAATGATGATGAAACATATCGGAAGGTATTAATAATTCCTTCCTGTTCAACCATCGGAAAAACGCAAATAGGAGTAGGAGAGAATAGTAAGTGGAATCGTTACGAAAATCGTTGGGAGATTATAAAACAGTATAGTGAATTCTTTGGAAAATACAAATACAAGAAGGATGTGATCTGATTGGTCATACAATGTGATACACGTGAACATAAAAACGAATGGGAACGGATTCAGAATCAGTTTGACAGCCTTGAAGTACAATATTTCCGATCAAAGTTATACTGTGGAGATTATCAGTCTTTGGACAATGCAAAGCTCTGTATTGACCGCAAAAAGGATTTACAAGAGCTTGTAAATAATGTCTGCCAGCAGCATGAAAGATTCAAAGCGGAGCTGATTAGGGCACGTGAAGCAGGTATTCAGCTTGTCATTCTATGTGAACATGGAGACGACATAAAGTCAATTGGTGATGTGTATTTCTGGGAAAATCCCAGAAAGCACAAAACCATCTGGCGGACAGTAAACGGAAAGAAAGTCAAAACCGTAATATCTGAAAAAGCTATTGATGGTTGCCAATTGTACAAGTCTCTTTGCACGATCAGGGATAAATATGGAGTTCGGTTTGAATTCTGTACAAAAGAAGAGACTGGACGGCGAATCATGGAGTTGCTGTCATGACAAAAGATGAAATCAAGCAATCAGTGAAAATGTCGGAGATACTTTCCAGGTATGGACTAAAACCGAACAGAGCAGGATTTATATGTTGCCCTTTTCACAAGGAAAAGTCAGCATCCTGTAAAATCTACGATGATTCCTTTTACTGCTTCGGCTGCGGAACCGGTGGCGATGTGTTTGATTTCGTGATGCAATACGAATCCGTCCCTTTTAGCACTGCATTTATCGAGCTGGGTGGTACTTATATCTCTAAAAAAGGTAAAAGTCGTAACCAGATCAGACATGAAGTGCGAGATATCAAATTAAAAAAATGTAATCCCGCTCAGGATCCTAATGAGCTTGAGCAGGTAGAAAAGAACATACTTATGTACGAAACAGCGCTAAAAACCTTCCCTCCTGGTTCAGAAGAGTGGTATATGTGCCAGTTCAACCTTGAAAAAGAAAGAAGCAGATATGAAATATTGTCAGCTAAGGCAGGAGGTGAGAAGCATTCTTGAAAATATTGAAAATTTGCAAGCAAATGATTTTATGCAGAAGCAACTGTATGAAGAACTTTTTTCAATAAAAAGTAAAATCGACCGTTCGGAAGCTAAATTTAAGTTAATGGACAGGGCGAAGAGTGTAAGAGCAAAAAGCATAGCCGAGGAATTCATAAAAGAATTCCAGAAAGCAGAACAGGACAAGGAAAAAGAAGAAAAAGTAAATCGTTCCATGCAGTTAGTTGAAAATATCACAAACTTTTATGAGGATGATATTGGAAAAGAATATCCCAACATGGCTTGTGGCAGCTGGATAGCTACAGAAAACGGAATATTTTCTTCTGAAACATCCAAGGCGAGAGAACTTGTATGCCACCATCCAATCATGCCGATACGTCGACTGAAAAATATTGAAACAGGCGAAGAACAGATCACAGTGGCTTTTAAAAGAGATGGATACTGGACAGAAATAACTGTTCCAAAAATCGACATTGTGACTTCCAGGGCGATAACTAATCTTGCAAGGTTCGGTGTGCAGGTCAACTCGGAGAATGCAAGGCTTCTTGTGAAGTATCTGGCGGACGTTGAAATGTACAATGCCGATATGATCGACATACAGCACTCTACGAGCAAGTTAGGGTGGCATGGCAATGTATTTGTACCTTACGACCTTTCAATCGTCTTTGACGGCGAATACCGCTTTAAAACACTATTCCAGAGTATACAGGAAAGTGGAGACTACTTCAAGTGGGTGACTCTGGCTAAACAGTTACGATCGTGCGGACGATTAGAACCACGAATAGCACTGGCAGCATCTTTTGCAAGTGTGCTTGTGCAACCACTTGACGCGCTGCCATTCATTGTGGATTTCTACGGACAGACAGGCGGCGGCAAGACAGTAACGATCAACATAGCTGCATCTATCTGGGGAAACCCGTCGCCAGGATCCTACGTTGGGAATTTCCGGTCAACAGATACGTCATTGGAGACAAGGGCAGACATGCTTAATAACTTTCCGATGATCCTCGATGACTCTAAGAACGCTTCTCAATATATTCGGGACAACTACGAAACATTGATTTACAATCTCTGTTCCGGTAAAGGGAAAGGAAGATCAAATAAGGACCTCGGAGCAGCTAAGGAGAATACATGGAGTAATGTAACCATTTGCAACGGCGAGAATCCTATTTCAGAATTTGCGGATTCCGGTGGAGCAATCAACAGAATTATTGAAATTGAGTGTTGCGAGGATATTTACGAGAATCCGGCAGAGATTAACAGCACTGTAATGAAAAATTATGGCTTTGCTGGAAGAGTATTTGTTGGAAATCTAAAAAAATTTACACCAGATGAGCTGAAAGAAATGAAATCTGAGATTGAAAAGGGCTTTGATGGATATAATTTTCCGGCAAAACAGGTAATGGCTATATCTACGCTCCTACTGGCTGACAAATTAGCTACAGATTTCATATTTAAGGATGGACGTGAGCTGACAGTCGAGGACGTCGTAGATATTCCTACACGCAAGAAAGATGTATCAGAAGGTCAGAGATGCTATGAATTCATTCTTGAAAGTCTTTCCGTGTACGGGCAACACTTTGATGCACAATTCAGCTGTGATCAATGGGGATTCAGGGAAACTCCAGATGAGTATGGAGACGTATATGTATACTTTTATCCGAAACCTCTTGAAAATCTCCTAAAGAACAACGGATTCTCCAGAAAGGCCTTTTCAGCATGGGCGATTAATCGAGAATTAATTAAGCATACAGGAAAAAGGGATACGGTAATAAAAAGAGATGGGGGAAGTGTAATGAGACTTGTTGCTGTAAAGATTATTGATATAAAAGATCTTGAAGACGAACAGGAAAATGAGCATGTTGAAGCTGATTTTATACCTGCCAATACTGGAACAAGTGTTCCGTTTTCGTGATTTGTAACCATGTAACCATGTAACCCGCGGAAAAGCATGTGTATAGGGAATAAAAAAATATATAAAAAAATCATATATACATTGCAATCTCCTATAGGAAAGCCTTGGTTACATTGGTTACACGGTTACACAACTCTGAAACCCGCATAAAATAAGGGTTTGCGGTGTAACCAAGGTGGTTGAAAAGTTGGTTACACATTGGTTACAAAAATAAAATGATTACACAAATTAAAAAAATAAAATTAAATTGCATGAAAATTCAGATTGTTACAATTGGTTACTAAGGCATAAGGAGTGGTTACAAAAATGGAAAAAGAGAAGCTTAATAAAAAACAGCGGTACGCATTGGACACAATGTTGTCTGGCAGTAATGTTTTCCTTACAGGAGATGCAGGAACAGGTAAAACAACGGTTATCCAAACGTTTATTGATGAGGCGGAAAAAGCTGGTAAAAGTGTTCTGGTATCTGCTGCTACCGGAATAGCTGCGGACAATATCGGATACGGAGCGACTACCGTGCATCGTGCATTGAATATCTCAATCAAATTTGAGGACTACAAGAAAAAAGTGAAATCCAGAGCTGAACTGTTGGAGGAAGCGGATATCCTTATTATTGACGAAATCAGTATGTGCCGGTTTGATCTGTTCAATATGATTGCGAAGACGATCATCACAGAAAATGAAGAGAGAGCGGTTGACAGGCTTTTGAGCGGAGAGGATAAAGAAGACGTTCAACTGATCGTAATCGGGGATTTCTACCAGCTTCCACCAGTTATCACGACAGATGATCGTAAAATCCTCTGCCGGATGTATGGATCTGATTATGGAAAGGGTGGAAAGTACGAACACGGATATGCTTTCATGTCTGAATACTGGAAAGAAATGGGGTTTGAATATATCAAACTTGATGAGGTATGCAGGCAGAATGATGAGGGATTTAAGTATGTGCTGAATGATATTAAATATGGCAACAATATTAGAAAATCCATTGCATATCTGGAGAATAACGAATCAGACAAGGTTATACCAGAAGCACCATTCCTGGTTGGAACAAATGCTGAAGCTGATCGGATTAATAATACTTTCCTCGGGAAATTGGATAAAAAGACCGAAAAAGTGTTCCATGCAGCAGTTGACGGGGATCTGACATCTGCTGATATCAAGAACATTGCATTTGCCAGAGAGGACTTAATTCTTAACATCGGTGCAAAAGTGATGATTACAGTCAATGATCTGTCCGGAAATTACGTAAACGGAACAATCGGTATTATCCAGAAAATTGTGGATAACGGAGAATTTGAAGAATCCTATCTGGTTATCAAGACTGATAAGGGCAAAACAGTTAACTTGTACAGATACAGTAAAGACATTGAAAAACAGGTCATTGAGGAAACTGAACAGGAAAAAGATGGACAGAAGATCGTAAAAGAAAAGATAGTCCGTAAGAAAGCTGGTTCTTTCTCTCAGTTTCCGGTAAAGCTCGCCTGGGCTATCAGTATTCATAAATCACAGGGTCAGACATTTGAAAAGATTAATATTGATCCTTGTTGTTGGGATCCTGGACAGTTCTATGTAGCTGTTTCCCGGGCGAAATCCGCTAATGGCATACATTTTATCAGACCGATAAAACAGAGCTATATAAAGGCGTTTAGCAAAGATAACGAGCGACTTCTTGAACAGAGTTTTGAGGTAGAAGAAGGTGTATAAGTATGAGAGTGACGCATGAGCAGATACCGAACACCATAAAGTTTTTACAAATCGACTTTCCGGCACTAGTCCTTCAGACCGCCGGAATAGAAGAAAAGGACGAATACTGGCAGCAGGTAGTTGAGCAGATACACGTTGTATCAGACAAATATAATAAAAACGGCTTTGTGGATCACATGCTTACAGCCTATGCGGATTATCTAGACAAGATGCATAAGAAAGCTAAAAATCTGAACAAGGAGAAAACCAATGAACAAAATGAAAGAGTATGAGCGAGGCAGAGAGGATGGTCTTGACCTGGCACTCAGAATTGTTAGAGATGGCGGTATAGAAGCACTCGAGAGGGAAATAAAATTTAGAGGCATTACAGGAGTACATACCTCTTTGGCCAGTAAAGACCTGGATAAAGCTGCACAGAAAATCAAAGAAATGACACTTGATACATTTACAATCCTTGGAATTGCTGTTTTGCATGATGATTTCGGATTTGGACAGAAACGCTGCCAGAAGTTTATGGACGGCATGGACAGGGGGGTTGATTATCTGATGGATGATATGGCAACCTGGGAAGATTATAGAAGATCAATCAAAGAGAAACTGAATCTTGATTTGAGATTCCGAATTAACGATTAAGCGAGGTGTTATTGATGGGAAAATACAATACAGAGCGCAAACACAAAGAAGGACAGGAGATGTATAAAGCGGTATATCACTTTATCTTGAAATATTACCGTAAACACCACTATATGCCGTCCACAAGAAATATTGCAGATGGATTAGACGTTTCAATGGCTACTGCCAGAAAACACTTTAATTTGCTCTTAGACAACGGATTGCTTGTTAGTGAGGATCCGACAGAGCAGAGGGCGTATAGATTAAGTTATTCAAAGGTAGAGACCGATTAATCATGTGCCAACTGCACAATAGCGTGCCAGTTGCTTATATTGGCAAAAGGAGAATGAGAATGAAGCAGAAAACACCGGAACAGGAATTAGAGTTGTTAAGAAAAAACCTATTACATGAGCGTGCTATCTGGGAGCGCATCAACGAAAACGGCTGCAATGATCCATTCTGGACGGACGGATGCAATATGAATCTAACCAGAAATCATATTCTTTCATACAGAAATGAGATTGCAAATTGTTGCAAGGAGTATAATCTTCCACTTCCAGAAGAATATTTTCTAAAAGTACCGCCAGAAGTTGACGATAATTATATGGCGAACTTTGACCAGAAGGCCCGTGTGGATAGATTGAAACAGCAGGGTGATACATTAAGCCGGAAGAAAAAGAAGTTTATTGATGATGGACAGATGGAGTTTTGTTGATTGACCATGTAGTTGCTTACATGGGGAAAGTGAGGATAGAAATGAAAAAATTATCGGCGGAGATATCCATCTTGACGGAGTAAATGCTAATAGATGGATTGAGATATCAAAAGAAACTTTAGAAAAGTATTTTGTAGAGGTGGAAGTATGAGCGATAAAAGTAAAATTTACGATTACATAAAAAGAACAATAAATCCATACGGGAAACCTTTTGAAGGAACGGCTTACGAGTTGGGACTTAAAATCATGGATTATATCGAAAATATGGATGATGAGAAAGAAAATGGATGGATTCCGGTCAGTGAGAGATTGCCGGAAGACGAAAAAGAGTGTCTTGTAACTCTTGAAAAAGTCTATGGAACACCTGAAAAGCTTTATGGAATTGCGAATTATTTAAAATTTGGTGACGCTGGATACTGGAACGAAAAGAAATATAGGTATCTTGAATGGGACAAACATTCGGACGGACACGGCGGAACAAGGATGTATAAAGTTATCGCTTGGATGCCGCTTCCAGAACCATATAAGGAGGACTGAATAAATGTTAAAAATAATACGATGCGAAAGAGATGGGCAAGGTAGCTGCAAGGGATGCAACGATAAAGGCATCTGGAACAGGCACTGGACATGCTTCTTATACAAGATAGAGGGGCAGGAAGGCTGCTATTGCGAGAAATGCATAAAAGAAATTATGAGGAAAGAGGAGAAAGACTGAACATGGAAATATCAATTTTCAAAAAGGACGGGAAGACCTACACCAGATTCAAGGTCACGCTAAAAGAGTTTAAATCTTGGAAAGGTCTGCTGATAAAGTATGGCATTGATACATCAAAGCCGGTCAAGAAAAACAGCAGATACATTTATTTAGAAAAGGAGGGCGACTGGATTAATGGGAAGATGTAAATTGGATTGCCCGGATGGTGAAACAGAATGCTGCATCTGCTGTACTAAGCAGGATTCTTGCCAGTGCAGATGTGATGATATGGACAGTTATGAATATGCAGAAGATTGCGAAGATTATGTTGAGGAGGATGAGCCATGATTACATTCTTGTTAGGACTTACACTTGGAATCATAGTCGGAGTGGTCGGTCTTGTATGTGTGGCGATCATGTACGACAAGCACCACCCAGACGATTAGAAAGGAGAACGGTATGCTGACAAGGAACAAAAAGCTGAAAGACTACGGTATTCCGGCTGAAGACATTGAAAAACTGAATACGATGCTGAAAGACTTCCCGGCAGAGTACGGATACCTGCTTTCCAGTGCTGCCTTGTCAGCTTGCCCGAAGAACACGGTGATAGCGGATATGGTTATTGAAAACATCCTACACCGGAAAAGTTACAGGAAAATTAGTAAAGAAAGATATATCCCGATGAATCCGAAAGACTTCTACGGATACAGGCGCAAGACCGTCGCTGTACTGTATGAGAGGATGCGGTTGTTGGGAGTGTGGGAGGAGTGTGAAGAATATGAGACTGATTGATGCAGATAAGTTGAAACATGTAATACATTGTGCATATTCTGATGATTTAGAGATTCTTGAAAAAATTGACGAACAGCCGACAGTTTTTGATGTGGATAAGGTTGTGGAGCAGTTGGAAAAACGGAGTACATTAGCAAAACCTGTGGGATGGACAAAATCTTATGAAATCGTAATTTTGAATGATGCTGTGGAGATTGTGAAAGGCGGTGGAGTTGAATGAGTAAATCAGTATTAGTGATTGATACGCCAGAAAACTGTGGAAAATGCAAATTTATAAGCGAATTTTGGTGCAGAGCAATGAATGGTAGGAGAGTTCCAAACAATGATGTAATCCCTAATTGGTGTCCACTGAAGCCGTTGCCAGATAAAATGAAATTAACAGGAGTGTACGGAAGAGAGTATTTTCAAAGCAATGGGAAGATGCCTAGTTACAAGATTGGTTGGAACGATTGCGTCGATGAGATTACAGGAGGAGGGGATTCTGATGCTTGATTTAACAGGAAAAAGTGTGTTCGTAAAGACACAGGAAGAATATTTGAGTGTTCTGAAAATAGCAAAGTTTCAGGGATTTACATGGGTGAGAGGAAACAATTTAAGACCTATCAAAATTCCATTTCCAAACATATTAAATTTTTACGACGGCAAGAACGTTACTTGCAGAGATTTTGAAAAGACATTGTACGAAGCATCCGAAATCGTCGAAGATGAAAAAAAAATCAAGGATGCAGTAAAACTTGTCAGAACGTTCGCTAAATACCCAGATAGAACAACTTTGACGGACTCATTTATTAAGTCCTTGAAGCTACTTGCAGATACCGTAGAAAGTCAGATGGAAGAGGTGAAGTAGATGACTGATGAAATTTTCGGTCTTATGGAATGCTTCCCCGGGAGCTACATAAACAGATTTGGGGAAATAATTCTTTCCGAAAAAGGAAACGTATATTTCACAGCAAAGAATTGTACCGATAAAGAAGATATTATCTGCAAGCTACTTGAATGGTGTTCAAGGCCAATGGCAAAAGGAGAGCCGTACAGTTCGCACAAAAGAAATAATGAATGGAGAGAACAACTGATATCAAGCCTTAACAGATATCTGGGTACAAACTTTGGCCAAGAGGATATGTACTGGATTTACGATCAACTTGGAAATGCTGTAAATCATAAACTGACATTAAAGTTTATTAGAAGTGATTTCAATATGGCAATTATATATCAAGAAGTAAAAGAGGTGAAGTAGATGGAGAGATTAACAAAAAGAGATTTTTCAAGAATCACATATAACGAACGCCGAAGCATTATGTGCAGTTCATATTGCGATAATTGCTCAAAAGGGACAGGAGATTGCAATACAATGAAAAAAATGATTAATAGATTGGCAGAACTTGAAGACTTAGAAGAACAGGGCTTGCTTGTAAGATTGCCGTGTAAGGTTGGAGATACAATGTATGATATTGTAGGAAAACCTCTTAGAATCGTAGAACACAAAGTGGATGCTTTTCATATTGATAAAAAAGGCTTTCATTTACAAATTATTAACGGAGTTTTAGAAAAGAAGCAAGAAGCAAAGGTTTATTTTTCTCGTGAAGAAGCTAAAAAGAAGTTGGAGGAGATGAAGAAGAATGATTGATAGTTTAATAGCATTTACATTTGGAATAATATTCGGATCATTTGGCACTATTTTCTTGGTTGCACATTTTGGTGGCAAGCGTAAATAGCAATAAAAAGGCGGTGATGATATGCGAACCAGGCAAAAGTCACTTGTTGATTTTGGCGTATACCCGGAAGACATTAACCGTTTAAAGGATATATGCCAGAAAGCTACACCAGAGCAGAGACACGATATTTTACATTGCTGCATAAGCTCTTGCCCGCCGGGGATTGAACTTTTGGTGTATGAATCTATTGTAACAAACAAATCCTATGACCGTATCATGAAAACGAAATACATACCGGCAAAGCGAGACGATTTCTACGCATACAAGCGCAAGGCAATGGCTATGTTTTATGATACTCTAAGAAAACTAAGAGAAATATAATACTACAATTAATATTAAAATGTGGGGACAAATTTTTCTGCCATGTATGGTAATATAGTATATATCTATGACTATATGCCATATGTGGCAGTTTTTTGTTTGGAGGTGAGAACGTGGGAATGCCAATGGGAAAACCACCCATGTATAAAACGGTGGATGAAATTGAAAAAAAAATCGAAAAATATTTTGAGTATTGTAAAGGATATCCTTTAACTGATAGCAAAGGCAAACAAATGTTTAATAAATTCGGGTCTCCCGTTTTTGTAGACGTTCACCCTCCGACCGTTACAGGACTTGCTCTGGCCCTTGGATTTACAAGCAGACAGGCTCTTTTAAACTATCAAGCAAAACCAGAGTTTGTTGACACGATTACGCGCGCGAAAGCAAGAGTAGAACAGTATGCAGAAGAACGACTGTTTGATCGTGATGGTTCCAATGGTGCTCAGTTTAGTCTTAGAAACAACTTCAAGGGTTGGGACGCTGACAAGAAAAATGATGATTTCGGAGACGGAAAGATTACGATTGTGAACAATATTCCAAGACCGGAGAAACAGGATGGAAAGTAACGCTATCAAATTGAATGAGATTGTGGCACCAGCATTTTACAATGTGTTTTGGGATATTTTAGATGGTAAACACACTTACTATGATCTGTACGGTGGACGTGGATCCACAAAATCATCTTTTGTAGGCGGCATGATTCCGTTTCAGATGATGCAGGATGCAGAGAATGGCTTAATGTCAAATGCTGTAATCTTTCGGAAAGTCGGTAATACGCTCAGAGAATCTGTGTATGAACAGATCGCATGGGGAATTGATGCGCTTGGAGCAAGTGATTTATGGGCTGACAGTTTAAGTCCTATGCAATATGTGTATAAGCCAACAGGACAAAAGATCATATTCAGAGGACTGGATAAAGCTAAGAAAACAAAGTCCATAAAAGTAAAAAAAGGATATTTCAAGTACCTTTGGTTTGAGGAGCTTGATGAGTTTGCCGGAATTGAAGAAATCCGTACAGTTCAACAGTCTGTACTTCGTGGTGGAAGCAAATTTGAAGTATTTAAGACATTTAATCCACCGATCAGCCGGAGCAACTGGGCGAACGTGTATGTGGAGGAACCGAGAGTTGACAGCTACAGACACAAGAGCGATTATAGATCAGTTCCTGTTGAATGGCTTGGTCAGCAATTTATTGATGATGCAGAGCATCTGAAGAAAACAAATCAGAGAGCTTACGACCATGAATATCTCGGTCTTCCTGTTGGACTTGGAACAAATATTTTCGAACTGTTAGAAATTCGAAAAATTACAGATGAAGAGATTCAGAGCTTTCAAAGTATCTACCAGGGACAGGACTGGGGGTGGTATCCAGATCCTAAAGCATTTCTCCGTGTAGCTTATGTTCCTAATCAGGAAAAAGTTTTTTTATTAGACGAACTTGGAGGCTCCAAGATAAGAAACAAGGAAATGGCTAACCAGATAAAGAAAAAAGGATATGATGATTATTCAATATCTTGCGGAGTTGATGAAGAAGAAAGCATTATTGACTTCCGAGATGCAGGGCTTCCAGCACGTAGGGCCATTGTTACACCGGGAAGCCGCAAATATACTTTTGAGTGGTTACAGTGCCGAACATTAGTCATTGATCCGGCACGAACGCCTAGAGCATACAAGGAAATTATCAATTATGAGCATGAAGTAGATAGCAATGGAGAAGTGATTGCAGATTATCCAGATGGCAACGATCACTGGATAGATTCTCTCAGATACGCAACCAGTCCATTGTCGATGAGAAGGGGGCATAGTGCATAATGAGTAAAATAGGAATAGAACTACCGAAAGAGTATTCGGACAGATTTGACAAATTACGCCAGAATCGAGTAGAAGTCAGCTTTTACAAATATGGCACAGCAGCAGACAACTTTGGAATGAAATTAGTAGATGCACTTGAATCACATGATATGTGCATTAAAAAATATAAAGAAACTGGAAACACAGAATATCTTTGCGATGCAGCAAATTATCTCATGTTTGAATTTATGTATCCACAGATTCCGAATGCATTTTTCAAAGCGACAGATAGCGGAGAGAGTGCCGGAGTTGCCGGAACACCAATAAATCAGCTAAAAGAAAAATGGTGACTAAATGGGACTTATAACAACGCTAAAAAGGTGGTTTAACATGATATTCAAAAAGCAAGCCGAAGAGGACTTTAACATCCAGGCGGCAGAATTCCCGGAAATGGAATCACTGATTAACCGGTGCGCGAACATTTACAGGGGAGTACCGGAATGGCTAGATGATAAGAATAATATCAAGACGATTAATTTCGCGAAATCCGTCTGCTCAGAGACAGCTAGGCTTGTAACACTGGCGATCGGCGTTCAGATAGACGGTTCTGCAAGGGCTACATGGCTTCAGGAACAGATTGACAAGGTATATTTCCAGATACGGCACTGGGTAGAATATGGATGTGCTTATGGAACGGTATTTATCAAGCCAAACGGCGAGAGCCTTGACGTATTCACTCCGGCAGATGTGATGATTGTAGATTATGACAATCAGGAAATAAAGGGGATTATATTCAAGGACTATTATACCGTTGGACGGAAATACTACACACGGCTTGAATATCATCGTTTTGTCGAGACTACAATAGATGGCGTGACAACCTATCCGTACTACGTTTCTAACAGAGCTTATGTGTCGAAATCCCCTCAGTCAATCGGCGATAAAATCGACCTTAAACAGACCAAATGGGCTGACCTCATGGCAGATACGCCGCCGATTCTCAAAGCAAATGGCGAGAAGCTGGACGGACCTCTGTACGGAGTTCTGCGGACTCCACAGGCGAACAATGTAGATATCAGTACACCATTTGGCTTACCGATATTTGCAGAAGCAATTGAAGAGTTGAAAGATCTGGACATTGCATACAGCCGTAATGCAAAAGAAATCCTTGATTCTAAGAGAACCGCTCTGGTAGATGACCGACTGCTGATGCCGAGCGGATCACCAGTATCCGCCATGACACCGCAGGCCATGGAGCACAGATGCAAAGAAATGAGCTTGCCGGATTATGTGAAAAATGTATTCGGACAGGATGAGAAAGAGTTTTACCAAGAAATCAACCCGATTCTAAACACTGATACCCGTATAAGCGGCATAAATGCTCTTTTAAGCCAGTTAGGGTACAAGATTGGGTTCTCTAACGGATACTTTGTTTTTAACGAATCTAGCGGAATTCAGACGGCTACTGGAGTAGAAGCAGAACAGCAGAGGACAGTCCAGTTTATCAAAGACGTGAGGGACAAACTGGAATCCTGTCTGGACGAAGTAATTTACGCGCTGAACGTTTACGCTGACCTGTACGGACTTGCACCTGTCGGAGCTTATGAAGTCAATTATGATTTCGGAGACATCCTCTATGTTAGAGAAAACGACCGTGCAAGGTGGTGGCAGTATGTAACTACTGGCAAGGTTCCGGCATGGTTGTATTTTGTAAAGTTTGAAGGAATGACTGAGGAAGAAGCGAAAGCAATGGTCAAAGAAGCCGAGCCAAAGGAACCAACACTATTCGGAGAGGAGTAAAAAGATGGCAGACAAGCCGGTAACAAGGGAAAAAAATACCTCGCATATCTGACAGGCGAAATTCCAAAGCCAATTACAAGAGAGTTTTAGTGAATTAAGTAAAAAAAGCGGAGAGGATTAAAACTCCTCTCCACTTTGCAATAACATTATTAACAGCCAGAATCTTCTCGCTTGGATACAGCAAATGTCCTTACTGTATTTACGCCAGGGACATTGCCATCATCAATGCACTTAGCCATGTGAAGCATAGATATAATTTGTGATGAAGACGGATGTTCTTTACCACAGTTTGGGCAAATTACCTTTTCCGTGTTAATTTGCTCGTTTACGTAATAGTTGCAATTACAAGTGCAATAAATTTTCAGTTTTAAAAACATTTTGCGACACCTCCTTAATAGGTTGATTGTAGCATATTTTTAAAACATGTACCACAACATTTATCGAAAGAGGTGATATATTATACTTAGTCCTGAATATTTACGACAAATTACAGAGGGCAGTGAACAAATTGCTGAAGAATTGCACCAGTATATCATCTCTGAGATCGTATCACGAATGATGGCAAGAATCGGCAGAGGCGAGGACTATATTCTGACCAATGCTGATGCATGGAGAATCAAAACCTTGCAAGAATCCGGTGAGTTGCTAGAGGACATTCTGGCAGAATTATCAAGATACACCAAACGCGAACAGCAGGAACTTCTTGAAGCGTTTGAAGATGCCGGAATCACTGCAATGAACTATGATGATAAGGTATATAAGGCGGCAGGATTAAGCCCTGTACCGCTCGAACAGTCGCCAGCTATGATAAGACTCATGGAGCGAAATATGCTTGCGACTATGGGAGAGTGGAAGAACTTCACAAGAACAACCGCGAATGCTGCTCAGAGACTCTATATCGAGCAATGTGACCTTGCATATAATCATGTGATGACTGGGGCAGTTGGATATACGCAAGCCATCAAAGAGGCAGTTAATAACGTTGTGAGTGATGGTGTTACTGTCACATATCCATCTGGCAGAAAAGATACAATCGAAACAGCAGTAGCACGTTCTGTCAGAACCGGCGTGGCACAGGCGTGTGCTGATATTCAGTTGACAAGAATGAAAGAAATGGGATACGGTTTAGTATTGACATCGGCGCACATAGGAAGTCGCCCAAGTCATGAAGTATGGCAAGGGCAGGTATTTTCTATAGATTGGGAAAAATTAAAAGAAATCAAGCCGGAGTTCTTTCGGGAACGAGATACACCAGAATATCGTAGAATGCTGGAGCGAAAAGCAAGCCACTATCCGGATTTTATTGAAAATTGTCATTATGGCGAAGCTGATGGAATATGCGGAGTAAATTGCAGGCATCATTTTTCAGTTTGGGTGGAAGGAATGCCAAATCCCTATGCAGAACTATCGGCACAGGATAAAGCCGACAAGGGAAAACAGTACGAAAAAGAACAGCGACAACGTACTTACGAGCGGAGAATCCGTAAGACGAAGAGAGAGGTTCTTGGACTACAAGCAGGAGTCGACAACGCGCCGAACGAAAAGGCAAGGTTCGCGCTCCAACAAGACCTTGACCGGAAGTCTTATCTTTTGCAGAAACAAAATGCTGCATACAAGGCTTACTGCAAGCAGAACGACCTGAGGGAACTGAAAGACCGGCTCATGATCGCTAAGTGGAACCGCCAGAACGCCGCAAAAGCCAGAGGGGCGGCGAAGAGATATAAAACAGCAAAGGGGATTGACTGATGGATAGATGGGAATATTATAATCCGAATCCTGCTGGGAATCGAGTCGGAGATTGCGTTGTCCGAGCAATATGCAAAGCAACCGGCTTCGACTGGGAAACGGTTTTTACCGGATTAATGATACAGGCATGCACTCTGTCAGATATGCCGTCAGCTAATTACGTTTGGGGAGCGTACCTCTACAAACATGGGTACAGACGCAAACTGATTGAGCAATCAGAACGGTATATCTATACAGTCAATGATTTTTGCGCAGATCATCAGACAGGCACGTACATCCTCTGCATAGATGGTCATGTGGTGACAGTACAAGAGGGTAAATATTACGATACATGGGATAGTGGCAATGAAGTCCCGGTATATTACTGGGAAAAGGAGTAGCTAAATGAGCATACAGGAATTTATTCAGTTTTTTCTTTCAATCTGTGGAGGAGTATCAATTATTGGAGGGGCAGCAGCTGTTGTTTTTAAATGGATTACTCCGGCATTTCGACTCAACAAGCGAGTTGAAACACTGGAAGAACATGATAAGCGAGATTACGAGAGTCTTCAGAGGATTGCGGAACGTGATTCATTGATTTTGGAAGTGCTATCAACCATGCTGGATAGTCAGATTAGTGGAAATAACGTCGAGGAATTAAAAAAAACAAAACAGAAGCTTACAAATTATCTTGCGCAGAATCAACGTTAGCATTAATAAGGGGTATGCTCATGAAATTATATGTGTTCACTAAGAAAGATATAGACAGATTCTTGATAGAGTGTAATTTTACACCGGACGAAGAAAGACTGTTCCGGCTGAGATGTCAGGAGCGCACTCTTGAATACTGCGCTGAACAGATGAACGTGAGTATATCTACAGCAAAGCGGTTAAGCCGGAGGGTAAATAATAAAATAATTAAAGTATGTTAAGACAGCAAAACCCCCGGGATTATCTCCCAGGGGTTTATTTTTTTTTTAATATTCAGTTACTTTGTACAAGGCTTTTTCAAACCCTGTTATCTGAGGTGCTACATCAGTGCATCCCTCGACGCCCTCCGGGAAAAAGTTGCCTTCGCTCCCGTGCTGCACGTAAAAGCGTTCCTCATCATGTCCAACGATCACGTATGGGCCGTAGAACACTTCCACCGGAATTTCCTGACCTGTTACCGGGTTTATTTTTATCTCCTTACTAATCACATTATATTTCATTTTTACCTCTCCTTTTTTACATAAATCTTCTTTTACAGCTCTTTCAAGCAATAAAATTACATATTCTGGTGGATTTCTTTTACCACCCTCCCAGTTTTCAATTGTCCTTTTGGGAATTTTGTATTTATCGGAAAAAGCCTGTTGGCTTAATCCGGAAAATGAACGAATTTCTTTAAACTTCATTCTTCTTCCTCCTCTTCGCCATCTTTTAACGCGTCCAATCTTCCCTGGTTTATTCGATTCATTTCAGCAATCATAAATTTGATTGCTTCCACAAACTTTTCACCTTTTGGGCTGTCCACTTTTGCGTACATGTAGCCCGCACTGTTTACGGAAAAAATCGTATCTTTTACTTTGGCAAATTCTCCACATTTCCCTTCACTGGTTCCAATAGTCCAATATTTGCCACCATCAACAGGAATACTCAACCATCCCTGGTCGTTAGGTGTTAGACAAGCTTGAACTTTTTCTACAGCCTTATGACCATATCTGTAAATCTCATTCTGTCCGGCGTTAATATAACGATAATCCTTATACATCTTTTTACTCCTTCTTAATTTTACGTCTTTCTTGTTTCTGATATTATAATATCACTCAATGGGTGATGCGTCAATACTTTTTTGACACTTTTTTGAACTTTTTAGATTGATATATCTATGCAAAAATATAATAAGAAAGGCGGTGTGTAAGATGGCATTATATAACAATCCTTATCAATATAGTTTTGGCGTTCCGGGACAGATGAACCAATTTCAGCAACAGCCTGTCCAGATTCCAGCTCAACCAGTGCAGCAACCCCAGCAAAATAATAATGGTATCTTGTGGGTCTCCGGTGAAGTCGGCGCAAAATCCTATCTGGTAGCACCCGGGACAAGTGTTTTACTGATGGATTCAGAATCAGAGAAATTTTATATAAAATCCACAGACGTATCCGGCATGCCGCAGCCACTGCGAACGTTTGAATACAACGAGGTAGGCTCTCAGATGCCGCCTAAACAGACTGTTCAGAACATGGACAGTAAATACGTCACCAGACAGGAATACGACGATTTAAAGGGCAAATACGAAGCTATCATAAACCGATTAAATTCTTTTTCTGAACCTGTTAGGGCTAATACCGTGCAGGAATCAGCAAACAAGGGAGGAAATGCAGATGAGTAATCCATTATTTAACACACTTGGCGGTGGGATGCCACAGGGAAACGGACCAATGCAGATGATACAGCAGTTTATGCAGTTTAAGCAGAATTTTAAGGGAAATCCGAAAGCAGAAGTTGAAAAGATGTTACAGTCTGGAAAGATTTCCCAACAGCAGCTTAATCAGGTCCAGCAGATGGCAGGTCAGTTTCAAAACCTGCTGAAGAATATGAGATAGTACATTACAATCTGGCCAGATTGATGTAAATACACAAAAAGGAGATTATATTATGGATGGAAATTATAGCTTAGCAGATATTGCTGCTGCTACTGGAAACGGTAGAAATAATGACGGCATGTTTGGTGGAGATGGCAGCTGGTGGATTATTGTTTTATTCATTTTTGCTTTCTTCGGATGGGGAAACAACGGCTGGGGCAATAATGGAAACGGTGGCGGATACGTAGCCACAGCAGCTACTCAGGCGGATATTCAGAGAGGATTCGACAATTCCGCTGTGATCAGTAAGCTTGACGGAATCAATAGCGGTCTGTGTGATGGCTTCTATGCCATGAATAACGGTATGCTTACCGGATTTAACGGAATCAACACAAACATCATGCAGACTGGTTTCGGTATTCAGCAGGCTATTAATGCTGACACTGTAGCTAATATGCAGAATACCAATGCACTCCAGGCACAGCTTGCAAACTGCTGCTGTGAAACCAGAGAAGCAATTCAGGGCGTAAACTACAATATGGCGCAGAACACCTGTGCATTACAGAACACCATGAACAGCAACACAAGAGATATCATTGACAGCCAGAACGCTGGGACAAGAGCCATTCTCGACTATCTTTGCAATGAAAAGATTTCTAACCTGCAGGCTGAAAATAACGACCTCAGACGTGCTGCTTCTCAGGATCGCCAGAGTGCACTTCTCACAACTGCAATGGCTTCACAGACACAGCAGCTCATTAATGCGATTAATCCGGCACCGATTCCGGCATATCAGGTTCCTAATCCGAACACATTTTACGGATGCGGATGCAACACTGGATGTAATTGCTGATAACTTCATATCGAGAGTATCTTTCGATTGATTCGGATGTCGGCTTATGCCGTATTACACAGAGGGCAGGCTGAGACCTGTCCTTTTGTGATATGAAAGGGGTAAAAATTATGGCAGAATTTACAAATGTAGCTGCTCAGACTGTAGCAGCAAATGGAAACGTAGTATTTTCAAACACAGCAGTCAAAGGTTCTAACTGTATTCAGCACAGAGAGGGAAGTGGAATTATAACTCTAAGAGGACTGACTAATCAGTGCAAAGCGAGATTCTTTGTGGATTTTTCTGGTAATATCGCAATTCCAACAGGCGGTACTGTTGAAGCTATTTCTCTGGCTATTGCAATCTCTGGCGAACCGGTTCTTTCTTCTCAGATGATTTCCACACCGGCAGCAGTAGACCAGTATAACAATGTGTCCTCTGGCATCTATATTGATGTACCTCGCGGATGTTGCGTTAATATCGCAGTAGAGAATACAAGCGATCAGGCAATTTCTGTTGCGAACGCAAATATTGTCGTGACCAGAGAAGCATAGGAGGTGTGATTATGAGAGACATTAAAGACTTATGTGCAAGAATTGAAGACGAACTGTCCAAAATCGCAGATAGTGGGCTGACCACTGGAAACTTGGAAATGACATACAAGTTGATTGATATGTACAAAGATATAAAAAATACGCAGTACTGGGACAAAAAGGTGGAGTATTACAACGCCGTCCTTGATGAAATGCGTAGCGGATACAATGACGATTACAGCGAGCGCGGAAGAAAACGTGGCGGCATGGGGAGATACAGCCGCAGTGATGGAAGAATGATGTACCCAGATTATGATCGTGGCACCTCTTACGGTGATGAAAGTCGCGACTACGGAACCGGAAGAGGAAATTATAGCCGATCTGATGGACGAGACACTTACAGTGACTATATGACACAGAAACAGAATTATCGTTCTGGAAAGTCTGAGGACTGCAAGAGGAAGATGCTTGCCGCTCTGGAAGAACATCTTGACGAACTTACTACAGAAATGAGCGATATGTCCAAGGACGCAGAGTGCCGGGAAGAGCGTGATCTTGTTAAAAGATACGTTGAAAAACTGAGAAGTATGCTTTGACTCTTGCAAATGTGGGGACAACTTTTTAAAAAAAATGTGATACTATAATCTTGCAAGGCATGGTGAACCTTGTAGGGCTTGCTGATTAGAAGTTTTTGCTTTCTTTTTCGTTTCATGTCCTCCTTTCTTTGTGAATATGTCCTTAATAGAAACAGATTTGAGCGGAATCTGGAGGTTGAAAAGCGGATGCAATTTCCGGCATATTCATTAGTCGGCTTGACTGAATGGTAACACCTCCTTATAAATGAATCAACATTTCCGTGAAAGTCGGATAGTGGCAGGCATAACACGATAAATACCTTGCTAACCCGGGAATCCGGGTTAATGGAATGTAGCTCAGTTGGAAGAGCGGAGGACGCATAGTCCTTGACACCGCAGGTTCGAGTCCTGCCTTTCCAATTACCTTGCCAGTGGTCTAACTGGCTTAATCCATTTACCTGCGGCGGCAGGTCAATAAACACGACCAGGAGGATATTATGCAGAAACTTATTGACACATTAAAATCATTTGGAATTGAAATCCCGGAGGATAAGCAGGCAGATGTTAAAAAGGCACTCTCTGAGCATTATAAGAATGCTAAGGAAGTTGCAAAAACCCTGTCGAAAGTCGAGGGAGAACGTGATAACTGGAAAGAACGTGCTGAGACAGCAGAAGAAACCTTAAAAGGTTTTGACGGTATCGACCCGGCGAACATTCAGACAGAGCTTGCTGGATGGAAGAAGAAGGCTGAGGACGCAGAGAAGGAATTCAATGCGAAAATCTATGACCGCGATTTCTCAGACGCACTTAAAACAGCACTTGATGATGTTAAATTTTCCAGTGAGGCTGCAAAGAAGTCTGTTATGGCAGACATCAAGGAAGCAGGATTGAAGCTGAAAGACGGTAAAATCCTTGGACTGAATGATTTGATTGAGCAGATGAAGCAGTCTGACGCATCCGCTTTTGTGGATGAATCTCAGCAGCAGGCTCAGCAGAACCAGGCAAGGTTTACTACTCATGTTGGACAGCAGCAGACACCGGGAAACATGACAAAGAAAGATATCGAAGCAATCAAAGACCCGTCCGAGAGACAGGCCGCAATCGCCCAGAATATCCAGTTATTCCAGTGATTTTTTTACACCGACTATACACCAGAGTATAGTTGCTAACCCAATACCTTAACAATTATGGGTAGAAAGGATTTTTATATGGCAGCAAAAGCTAATCTTATTATGAGCAATGATATCCAGGTCACAGCACGTGAGATTGACTTTGTTACCAGATTCGAAAGAAACTGGGAATACTTACGTGAAATCCTTGGTATCATGCGTCCAATCAAAAAGACACCCGGAGCGCTTCTTAAATCAAAATATGCAGAAGGTACATTACAGGATGGAAATGTTGGTGAGGGTGAAGAAATCCCTTACAGCAAATTCACTGTAAAAGAAAAGCCTTATGCAGAAATGAGTATTGAGAAGTACGCAAAGGCTGTATCTATCGAAGCGATCAAGGATCACGGTTATGAGAACGCCGTTCAGATGACCGATGATGAATTCCTTTTCCAACTTCAGACCAATGTTACTGAAAGATTTTATGATTATCTAAAAACAGGTACTCTCTCATTCACGGAAACCACTTTCCAGATGGCTCTGGCAATGGCTAAGGGTCGTGTAGAAAACAAATTCAAACAAATGCACAGAAATGTGACTGGCGTTGTTGGATTTGTCAACATTCTGGATGTGTACGAATATATCGGCGCAGCTGATATCACTATTCAGAACCAGTTCGGTTTCCAGTATATGAAAGACTTCCTGGGATTCAACACAATCTTCCTGTTATCTGAAAGTGAGATTCCGAGAGGAACAGTAATCGCTACACCTGTAGAAAACATCGTTCTTTACTACGTAGATCCGAATGAATCTGACTTTGCGAGAGCTGGTCTGGTATACACCGTTTCCGGCGAAACAAACTTGATCGGATTCCATACACAGGGCAACTACCACACAGCAGTGTCCGAAGCGTTCGCAATCATGGGACTTACTCTCTTTGCGGAGTACATTGACGCTATTGCTGTCGGAACTATCAACGCAACTCAGACGCTTGGAACTCTGACTGTAAACTCTGCGGCAGGAAGTAAGAGTGGAGATACAAAAGTGACTGTCACTCCGACAAAAGCAAGCGCAGGAAATGCATATAAGTACAAAGTTGCATCTTCCGAGACTACTGTAGATTATGGCCAGAATGTGAAGAACTGGACTGCGTGGGATGGAGAAGCTGACATTACCGCAGCAACAGGGCAGGTAATCACAGTGGTTGAATGCGACAGCACATATAAGGCGTTAAGTGCCGGGCATGCGACTGTAACAGCAAAATGATGATTGCAGGAGGTAACTGGCATGGCTTATGCAGATTATGAATTTTACACAACTTCATATTTCGGTTCAGTTGTGCCAGAAACCGACTTTCCACGATTAGCAGAAAGAGCCAGTGGCTTTGTGGACACAATGACATTTGACAGGTTGGTGGACGGACTGCCGACAAACGAACGCTCTCAGAAGCGTATCAAAAAGGCGGTCTGTTCATTGGCTGAATTAATGTATCAGATTGAGCTTGCTGAGAAGAATGCTACCAATGCCGCTGTTAGTGGTACATCAACCACAATCGGGTCCGGTGGTAGCACGACAGGCGTTGTAACCTCTGTATCCTCTGGCAGTGAATCCATCTCCTACGCCACGCCTCAGCAGATTGGAGCGAGTGCAAAGGAATGGAGTGCAGTATATGCCGCCGCCGGGGACGTACAGAAAACGAACGACTTACTTCTTAAGACAGCTTTACCGCTGTTGATGGGAGTAAGGACGGATGATGGAATACCAGTATTATATGCGGGGGTGTGAGTATGATTTGCAATAAAAAGGCTTATTCAGATATGCGAAAAGACTGTGAAAACTGTCCAGACAAAGAACAGTGTTGGAATGGTAAAAATGTTGGAGTAGCCTATTTAGATGCAAGCATTACAGAAGAAGTATCACAACCACTTATGAGAGAAACAAAGACTATAAATGTCGGTGGTGTCCTCACAACGGCATATAAAGATGATATCGAAAGAGAAATATATAAGGCTTTACGAGAGCCTTTTTCTCTGAATTTTGGAGCATAAAGGAGTGATTATATGGACATTTCAACATTAGGCTCATGCGGGGTGAAAGCATGAAATATGTGCGAAAAAAACCGACTATAGTTGAAGCTATTCAATGTTTTACCACTCCAGATAGTATAGCTCAAATCGAAAAGTTTGTTGGCGATTCGGTAGAAATTAATAACAACCTTAAACCACCATACATTGAGATTTCTACATATTCTGTTCTATTTAGAGATTGCGAAAGAGTCGATTTGGTAGTCATAAAACCTGGAGACTATGTCTTGCGTGATGAAGAATGGTATTTCAATACAATGACAAAAGATGAATTTGAAGAAGAATTTAAGGAGGTATCAGAGTAATGGAAGCATTATTTACAAATGTAACTCTGATTCTGGCAGTAATCAGTGTTCTGGCATTTTGCGTGTCTGTGATTACACAGGTGATTAAAAACGTTGGATTCTTGTCTAAGATTCCGACAGATGCACTGGTACTTGTACTGTCTATTGGAATTACTGTAGCCGCTTTTGTAGCGTATATGCAGTATATACACATGACAATCTTGTGGTATATGATTTTAGCAGCTATCATGGCTGGGTTTATTGTGGCATTTATTTCCATGTTCGGATGGGAAAAGATTACGGAATTGTGGAAACGAACGTCCAAGGTTGACGTGGATAAGCTGAAAAATAAATGATTAAGGAGAGGGTATCATGTACGAAAAAACGGTGACGATTTTTAATTATTACGAATCAGCCACAACTGGAGATGCGTACTGGTATCCTCATGTTTTATCCGGCGTCGACCTCATTACAGACAAGGGAGCAATACTCAAGAAGTACGGACCAGACGCAACTGACAACGCACAGTTACACATTCGATATACCGTCCAGAACGGTGATATAACCATTACTGATAAAGACGGAAAGATTCTTCCATGGTTGCCGCCTAAAGAGTGGAAGCAGCAGATTAACAACGCTCTGGAGGATACGATTACATTCTCAGATGAATCGTTTTTCTGGGAGGGTGAGTGGACTGGTGGAACGATAACTGACAGTGATTATCGAAATGGATTCTACCAGTACATGAATCAAAATAAAGACAATGTATTCAAAATCACAAGCGTGGGTGGACCGTACAGCCTGATTCCACACTTTGAAATTCTTGGTAAATAGCATGAGCAGAACAAAGCATTTTAAAGGTTTTTCTATCGTTGATGGAGACATGAAAGTTAATCTGAATATGAGTCGTTTTTCAAGGCAGTACCAAGAAGCTCAGTATCTCCTTGACGGAATGGTAATGGACAGCATGATTCCATTTATGCCAATGATTGCATCAAACTTTATTAACCGTACAAGAGCAGAAAGTACATCTTTACAAGGCAGTGGAAAAGTATGTGCGGCGGCGGCTCCATACGGGCGTTTTCTGTATGAGGGAAAAGGAATGGTTGACGAAGCAACCGGAAGTCCCTACGCAAGACGTGGAGCAAAAAAAGTACTTGTTAGTCAGTTTTCTGGTCAGACAGCCGCAAAGGAAAATCTTGAATATACCAAACAGGCGCACCCACGGGCACAGGCAAAATGGTTCGATGCCGCTAAACGACAATACGGCAGTACGTGGATTCGCAAAGTAAAAGCACAGGCAGGAGGTGGACGACATGGCAGATAAGCCTATCGGTAAGGATGCAACCGGATATGAGATTCTGACAGATGCCATGAAAGCACTTCTGAACCAGTATCCGGGACTGTACGATAATGAAACAATCAAATTTGAGGAACTCGGCAAGGAATCAGGAATTGCATTCTCGGCAGACAACGGGGCGTTGGTCTATTCAGAAAAAGAAGATGTTTGCGGAATAATGCACCAAATTTGTCAGTACCCATTTTATGTAGTGTACCGAACAGCATCCGACAAAGAACGGCAGAAGTTATCTGTTCAGAAGTTTCTGGACAATCTCGGTAAATGGATATGTCGAGAACCAGTTATTATAAATGGCTCTGAGACACGCTTAAATGCGTTTCCTAAGCTTTCGCAAGGAAGAGTAATAAAACGTATCACCCGTGATAATTCCTATGGTTTAGAGCCACAGGAGAGTGGCGTACAGGATTGGCTATTGCCATTATCAGTGAGATACGAAAACACTTATGAAGTAATATAACGAGTAACAACCGGCTATCAGTTGGAGATAGTCGCTAACCTACACAGCCTTTTAAAAGTTATAGGCAGAAAGGACATTTCTATGGCAGTTACAGGCAAGATTGACCGTAAATATATGGCTCATTACATTGATGCAGGTTCCCTCTGCGGGGGACTGACACCGAAGTATGAGCGTCTTGGAAAAGATCTGGAAGAGTACAACGTAGAACTCAATCCAGATACTGAAACATCTAAAAACATTCTTGGAGAATCCACATTCAAGCATAACGGCTACGAAGTTTCTTCCGACGCTGATCCGTTTTATGCAGACACTACTTCTGATCTGTTTGCAGCATTGCAGAAGATTGTAGACGGACGTCTCAAAGACGATAACCTCAAAACAAAAGCAGTTGAGGTCCACCTTTGGACAGAAGCCACGGCAGGCAAGTATGAAGCATACCAGCAGGACTGCTACGTTGTACCGACTTCCTATGGCGGTGATACATCCGGCTATCAGATTCCGTTTACTGTGAACTACGTTGGTGAACGTGTAAAAGGAAAATTCGATATCAGTTCCGGTACATTCACAGCTGACAGTGAATAAGCACATACACAAGGAGGATATGCTAAATGGCAAAAGTAATTAATACCAAAATTGATGATGGAATTCTCATTTTTACATTCACAAACAATGAAGACGAAGTTTTTTCTTCTTTCAAACTGAACCCGACGGATATCAATGTAGCAGCACGCGCAGAAGAACTGGAGGAGTGCTTTGAACAGTTCAAGGCTTCCGTCCAGAAAGTTACATTTGGTAAAGAAATGGCGGAACTGAATAAACAGATTGAGGATAAAATCAATTATCTCCTTGGATATGAAGCATCCAAGGACCTGTTTAAAGAACCAATTACCGCAACAACTGTATTCGGTAATGGTCAGGTGTTTGCTTATATTGTTTTGGATAAGATCGCAGAAGCAATCGCACCGGAAATTGAAAAGAGAAAGAAGAAAATGCAGACGGCAGTCAATAAGTACGTGGAGAAATATACAAAATGACCGCCTATGAGCTACCCACCTCACTGAACATAAGTGGGGTGGATTTTTCTATCAGAACGGATTTTCGCGCGATTATTGATATTCTCATAGCTATGAATGATCCAGAACTGGACGAGCAGGCGAAAGCAGTTGTTATGTTACAGATTCTGTTTGAGGACTGGCAGAGCATACCGGCTGAGTGCTTGGACGAAGCTTGCCAGAAAGCATCGGAGTTCATCGACTGCGGACAGTTGGACGATAATTCAAACCACCCGAAGCCCCGTTTAATGGACTGGGAACAGGACGGAGATATGATTGTACCGGCTGTAAACAAGGTTGCCGGAAAAGAAATCAGATCTATACCATATATGCACTGGTGGACGTTTTTCGGATACTTTATGGAATCTGGTGAGTGCCTGTTTAACACAGTTGTTGGAATCCGGTCAAAAAAAGTAAAAGGCGAACGTCTGGATAAATGGGAAAAGAAATTCTATCAAGAAAATAAGAACATTATTGATATAAAAACACGTCTCAGCGAAGAAGAGCAAGCTTATAAAGATAAGCTGAATGAGATGTTGAACCTCAAATAGTTAGGAGGTGGACACATGGCTGCTGATGGCTCAGTCATTATTGATACCAGAATGGACACGTCTGGTGTGCAGAACGGCGTATCAGCTATAAAACAGTCATTTAACGGCCTTGGAAGTGCTGTAAAAAAAATTGGTCTGCTGATTGGTGGGGCTTTTGCAGTTGGCAAGTTAGTGCAGTTTGGAAAAGAATGCGTTGCCCTTGGCTCAGATCTCGCAGAAGTGCAGAACGTGGTTGATGTTACATTTACAACCATGTCTGACAAGGTAAACGAATTTGCAAAGAATGCTATGACCAGCGCCGGACTATCGGAGACTATGGCAAAGCGGTATGTTGGTACATTCGGGGCAATGTCAAAGTCGTTCGGATTCTCAGAAGCACAGGCTTATGATATGTCAACGGCTCTGACACAGCTAACTGGTGATGTGGCATCGTTCTACAACATTAGCCAGGACTTGGCTTATATCAAGCTGAAATCAGTGTTTACGGGTGAAACGGAAACATTAAAAGATTTGGGCGTGGTAATGACCCAGTCGGCACTTGACCAATATGCACTTGCAAATGGCTACGGTAAGACCACATCCGCCATGACCGAGCAGGAGAAAGTAGCTCTCCGTCTGGCTTTTGTGCAGAAGCAGTTATCAGCCGCATCTGGTGACTTCATCCGTACTTCTGACAGCTGGGCGAACCAAGTGCGAGTGATGCAGCTACAGTTGCAGTCTCTCAAGGCAACAGTCGGACAGGGACTGATTAATATTTTTACACCTGTTCTGAAAGTAATTAATATCTTGCTTGGCAAATTGGCAACTCTGGCGAATGCCTTCAAGTCATTTACGGAGCTTATTACTGGCAAGAAATCATCAGGTCGGACAAGCGGAAGCGGAGCAGGGCTTGCCGGAACAGGAGTGATTGCAGATACATCAGATCAGTATGGACAGGCAGCGGATAATGCAGAAAAACTGGCAGATGCCACAAATGACAATGCTAAGGCTACGAAAAAGGCAAATAAAGAAACAAAAAATTATCTTTCTTCATTAGACGAAATATACAAAGCTGCTTCTACAGATAGTAGCTCTTCCATACCATCTTCATCTGGTGGGAGTGGTGGAGCGTCTGGAGGATTATCTGGTGCAGTAAGCAATGTGGATTACGGAAAACTTGCAGAAGGCGAAACGACTATTGAAAAAATGTCCAAGCCGCTTGACGCCATAATAAAGAAGTTTAAAAAATTAGCCAAATTGCTATCAAAAGGATTCTGGGATGGACTAGGCGATTACAAACCGATTTTTGATGATATTAAGGAAAATATTAACTCTATTGGGAAATCCTTGCAGAATATATTTACTGATCAAGAAGTAATTGGAGCGGCAAGTGATTTTTTAGATACATTTGCCTATTCCATTGGAAGAGTATCTGGATCTTTTTCGAGGATTGGAATAATAATTGCTCAAAATCTTATTGGAGGAATAGAAAAATTTCTAAAGCAAAACACCAGTAGAATAAAAACATATTTAATTGATATGTTTGATATTGGATCTGAGGTTGCTCAAATTGAAGGAAATTTTTCATCCGCTCTAGCAGAGGTATTTTCTGCATTTGGTGGAGAAATTGCGCAGCAGATAACAGCCAATATCATAGGGATATTCTCAAATATCTCAATGACTGCTATGGGATTATGTGCAAGACTTGGAAGAGATATGCTGAATATGATCGCACAGCCGTTCATTGATAATAAGGATATATTAAAAAGCGCAGTCGAAGGAACACTTGGGGTTATCGAAACAATAACCGATGGATTATCGACAGTTATTCAAAATCTTTCTGATTTGGTGACCGCATTATACGATGAACATTTAAAACCTTTTTTCGATTCAATAGCTAATGGACTTTCAACCATTTTTGGAACTTTAATAGATGGATATAACACATATATTCTACCGGTTCTGCAAGGTTTGGCTTCTAAAATAAAAGAGCTTATGGATGGGGAATTGGGAGAAATGTTTGTAAAGGTCCAAACGTTTCTTGGCAAATTAATAGATATCTTAAAAGAGCTTTGGGAAAATATTTTAGTCCCAATAATTAGCTGGATTATATCGAACGCAATTCCAGTAATAGCAGACGTGGCAAATGTAATTGGTAGCACTGTTATAGAAGCAATAAAATCCGTTATTAAAATTATTGGAGATGTATTAGATGTTCTGAGCGGAGTTATTGATTTTTTGAAAGGAGTTTTTACAGGAGATTGGGAACTGGCATGGAACGGAATCAAAGAAATTGCAAGAGGTGTATGGAACCTTATAAAAGATATTATATCTGGAGCCTGGGAAGCTATTAAGGGAATAGTGGAAACCGCATTAACAATAATAAAAAGTATCATTTCTCTTTCTTGGAACGCAATAAAAACAGTTACTGTTACAATATGGAATGCTATAAAAACATGGCTGTCTAATACGTGGGAAGCAATAAAAACTACAGTCTCGACAGTATTTGATGGAATAAAGTCTAAAATTACAAGAATTTGGGATTCTGTATCAGAAAAAACGTCATCTATATGGGAAAGTATAACAACATTTGTTGACGGAAAAGTAAGTGCTATTCATGATGCAATCGTTGATAAATTTACAAGTGCCAGAGATACAGTTGTAAGAGCTTTTGAAGGTATACGCGATACTATCAAAGATATATTAAACAAGGTGATTGGAATTGCAAACAGCGCTATTGGAACTGTAAACAGCGCAATCGGCGGCATTGAATCAGCATTTACATTTGGACCGTGGAAGGTTCCAACTCCGTTTGGATCAAGGACAATTGGATTTACGGCTAATTTCCCAAGAGTTCCTACAATTCCATATCTTGCAAAAGGTGCCGTTATCCCGCCAAGATCAGAGTTCCTTGCAGTGCTTGGAGACCAGAAGAATGGACGGAACCTAGAAGCACCAGAAGACCTGTTAAGACAGATCGTGAGAGAGGAAACTGGCGGAAATCAGAGCAGTGGAGGAAATTACAGATTTATAGCGCAGTTGAACCGCAGAACAATATTTGATGAAGTTATAGAAGAAGCAAAGTTAAGACGTGACGCAAGCGGCACAAATCCGTTTGAATTGGCATAGGGGGTGAGAATGTGGCATTTTCAATAAGTAAATCAATAACTGATAGATACAAGATAAATGGACTTCTCATCCCTCAGCCAGATGAGGACATGCAGTGTAACTTTGAGACCACATATTCAGAGGGAAGTAATCGAACTCAAAAAGGAGTTGCACTAATAACTCCGCTTTTTACAGTTATGCAATATAGCTATAAAGCCACTAATGTGCCGGTTGATGAGAAATCAACTAATCTGGTAAATGCAATTATTAAAGGAAAGCCGTTCATTTTACATCACTGGTTAGCACACAAAAATGAATGGCGTTCAGAAAAGTTTTACGTGGGAAAAATGAATTACAACATAAAACAAGTTGGGGAATACTATTCCGAAATATCATTTAATATGCAGGGGGTGAATCCACTTGATTAATGCATCAAATACTTTCAAAGAAAAATTGCAGGATGGTGAGCAAGTAATTGAAATCGTGGAGATCACCTTTGCTGACGGAACAACAAAGACACTTGAAAACGAGATTATGATCGGCAACAATGACTTTTCCGATTGTGCGGAGAGTAGCAGCTTCCCGGTCGGCGCTACAGTCTGCAAAACGATGAGACTTGAACTTGATAACACAGAGGATCAGTGGAAAAATTATAATTTCTATCAAGCTAAAGTGCATGCCTATTTGAAGCTTCAGACTTCTGTTGTAGAATCAGCTAGTGAATCAATTTGGATGAATGATTTTTATGAGCCAATTCTCGATACTGATGGAAACAGCATAGTCCTTTCCAGAGCCGCCTCAGAAGACCGATACGAGACGATTGATAAGGGTATCTATACAATTACCACTCCAGAGCAATACGGCGAAATATTGAGCTTTACGGCGCTGGATGACATGTATAAAACCAATGCTAAATATTATAGTGCTCTGACGCTTCCACAGCCGATTATGGCGCTGGTAAGAGACGCTTGCGAGAGTTTGAATATCCCTATGGGGTTTTCCTCTATGGCACATGGAAATGTAATTGTCACAGCGCTCCCAGATAATATGACATTCCGCCAATTGATCGGATTGGCGGCAATGCTAGAGACAGCAAACGCCAGAATTGACAACAGAGGTTATTTGCAGTTTATAAAATGGAATTTTGGAGCTGTCGAAAACGGTTCCTTAGTTCCGTTTAAATTAGAGGATTACGTGAGTAGTCCTACACTTTCCAGTGATGATATTGTAATTACTGGTATCAGAGTAAAAAACAAAGAATCGGAATCCCTGTTTGGAACTGCTGGATATGTGTTGGAGTTAGAAAACAATCTTCTGTCTGACAGTGACCTCGGAACTGTAGCGGCATGGATTGGCGGTAATTTGGTCGGGGCTAAATTCCGAAATCTGCAAGGGGATCTGATTTATAATCCTCTGTTAGAGTTTGGTGACATGGCGTACAGTTTTGATCGAAATGGCAATAAATATCTTACGCCAATCACTGATGTATCATCTCCGTTAAATGGCATTACCACTGTAAAAACTCAGGCAGATGATCCTGTCCGAAATAGCAGTACATATATGTCAGCAGCTACAAAAGCACTGGTAGAAGCAAGACAACTTGTTAAGGATGAACGCACAGAGCGCGAAAAAGCCGTTGAAAGGCTTAATAATACGCTTAAAACTTCTGGTGGTTTATACATGACTGTAGAGCCACAGGATGATGGTAGCAATATCTATTATGCGCACAATAAGCCTACACTGGAAGAATCTGATATTGTATGGAAGTTTACGGCAGAAGCAATCGGCATTTCCATGGATGGAGGAAAGACATATCCTTATGGATTAAATATTAATGGAGAACTTATTGCAAGGCTTCTGTATGCAGAGGGAATCAATGCAAGTTATATTAATGCCGGCGCGTTAGTCGTGCGTGACACAAACGGAAAGATTATCTTTTCAGCCGATATTGATAATAACCAGATTGTAATTGACGGCGCATCCGTGCGAATCGGTGCATCACCTTTGGACGGACTGTTAAACAGTATGCAAGGTCAGATTGACGGAAATATCAATACCTGGACCGGGACTCCTGCACCTACACTTAGCAATTACCCGGCAAACGAGTGGCTAACTGATACAGAAATGAGTAAGCATGTAGGTGATCTGTATTATGATGGAGACAGCCATGCTTACAGATTCCGCAATGATGGAAAAGGGTATTACTGGGAAAGATTAAAAGACACGGACGTAACAAAAGCATTACAGGATTCCGAGGATGCTTTAGCGGCAGCTAAATCCGCGCAGGAAGCAGCTGCTCTTGCAAAGAATATGACATTGCAGTTGAGCAACGAATACCAAGGCGTTTCTGTTGATTCTGATGGAAATTATGGAACGTTTCCTAGTAACGTGAGTACACAGGCGGTCGTAATGTACGGAACACAGGATATTACATCTGATTGTAAGTTTACAATTATCAAATCAGATAGCGTAACAGGATCCTGGGACAATTCAACTAAGACATACACGGTAACAGCATTATCCGCTGACGATGGATGGGTAGATATTAAAGCAACATATATCAGCGTTCTATCAGTAGTTAAGAGATTTTCGCTGGCTAAAATTTACGCCGGCAAAGATGGCGTTGACGGCCTCCAGGGACCAAAAGGAGATCAGGGTATTCCAGGCGTATCCCCATCAATACGATACTCTTCTATGCCGAATGGCGAGGACATGACGGATAATCCTCAATATGTACTTTGGCTTGATTCCGATGGGAATGTTATTTGTGATACAGATGGGAACGCTATTTGCATTTCACTTGAAGAAATTCCCTATATTGGATTTTTAAAATCTGGAGCAGAAGTGGGAAGTAATAACCCATCAGATTACACTTGGAGCAGATACCAAGGTTCTAATGGATTATCCCAGCGAACACACTTAGCCTATGCAAACAGTGCTGATGGAAAAACAGATTTCTCTGTGTCGGACAGTAATCGTGAGTATATCGGTATGTATGCGGATTTTACCGAGCAAGATAGTACTAATCCAGATGATTACGCGTGGACACTTGTAAAAGGCGCGAATGGCGCACAAGGTATCCCTGGAAAAGCAGGTGCGGACGGAAAGACGCCATATTTCCACATAGCTTATGCGAATAGTGCGGACGGAAAAACTGGCTTTGATGTAGTTGTCAGTGCCGGAAAGCAGTATATTGGCCAATATACTGATTACGACACGCCGGATGATTCCATTGACCCGACAAAATATAGCTGGACGAAGATAAAAGGTGAACAGGGCGATAAAGGAGAACAAGGTGTACCTGGCAGGACATATTTTATCGAGCTTTCATCTAATATCCTAAAACGAGGTCAGAATGACAAGGTTGTACCAAGTACAATTACGGCAAAAGCTTATTATCGAGATGGTGACAGCGCTGCAAGAACAGCGTATTCCGGTAGATGGTATGTGCAGACTTCTACGGATGGCTCTACATTTACAAACGTATTGGTTTCAACTGTAAATGAGCCGAGTAAAAGTTATACTGTTAGCTCACTGGATAGAAGCATTGTGTCTGTTAGATTTATCCTGTATGCAGCAGATGGAACTACAAATCAGCTGGATATGCAATCTGTCCCTGTGGTGATAGATGTGGACGCACTTACCCATGAAGAGATATTTAATCTTCTTACAAATAATGGTTCCATGAAAGGAATTTATAAAGAGGGCAACCAGTTATATATTTCGTTCACTTATGCGAAGGGCGGAACGTTAAAGCTTGGCGGTCCAAATAATGGATATGGCACCTTTGAGGTGTACGACGCGAATGGAAATATAATAACTCAAATAGATAACTCGGTTGGATTTAAAAACTTCAAGGGAAAAGAGTGGTTCCAGATAAACGAATCCGTAGCTACGGCTGGTTACGATTCATCCCTTGTTCATGGGCTTCTCGATTTATCCGCGCAATACTCTGATGGATATTGGACTGTTTTGGAGAGCAAACAAGCTGGTCTTCTTTTAAAAACCGTATCTAGGATGAAAGTGGAGACGACTGGAAGCAGTTCTCTAACTCTCAATGTGCCGGAAATGCCTAAGCTTATAACTGGTAGTAACTTAGGAAAAAATAACAATGGAGATGTCGGAACAATTGCATCATCCTCTATGCATTATAAAATTCTTGGGAAAACCGTAAAGGAAGACGAACTGGAAGACCTCTATAAAATCAAAGTAATCTGGGCGAAGTACAAAGACGGATATCTTATGGAGCAAGACGAACGGTGCGGTAAAGAAATGCCAATGTTTATTGCAGAGGATATTGACCGCAGATTTCCAATCGCTGTCGATCATGACGAAAAGGGGCGCGCTGAAAACTGGAACTATCGTATTATGATTCCATGCATGTTCGCAATGCTAAAAAATGAGCATGAAAAAGTTAAAAATCTACAATCCGAGCTTGATTCCGTGAGAGCGGAATTGAATGAATTAAAGCAACTTATCAAACAACATATTTCAATGGAGGTATAAGACTATGGCAAATAACATATGGAACAACTACACAGAAAAAACAGCAACACCAGTAGATGCAGATGAAGTAATGGTTCGTGATTCCACAGACGGAAAAAACAAAAGACTTCTTTTTGGCACTTTCTGGAAGTGGGTAGCTAAGAAATTAAACGAGGCTACCATTTCGGAATTGCAGACTAGCAATAAAACAATTGTGGGTGCGCTCAACCAACTAAATAGTGAAAGCTCAATAAGTCTTTGTAAAGTGATTTCTGGTAAAAATACATTTTCTTCGGAATTAAAAGGAAAATCACACAAAGCTATTTTTGGATTCTTTCATGAACCATCCGACAATCCTTTTTCTTTTGGAAGTGGGTATTTTATTGCTTTTCAAGCAACATATCTACAAGAAGCCAACAATTTTGTTGTTATTGGGGTTAGCCTCACTGGAATAATTGAAAATAAACCTGTTAGGTTAGAATGATGAAAGTCATAAAATTACATGATCTTTGTACAAATCTTTTTTTCATATCGAACAACGAGGGAATTATTTGGCTGGATTATTAACTCCAATAGTATTTAACCTTAATTATGAAGCAGACAGATATGTTATAACTTGACGAATTACCCAGTCATTTTTTATCTCAGTGTTATTATTAAAAAGTGATATGATTTTCTTTGTTTTGTTAATATTCACAAGCATAGGTGTCCCTTTTTGCGTGATGTAATTAAGTATTATATTCTGTTCAGGAAGATAACTATCTGGAACATTGGCTATCGTAACAAAAGAATTACTCGCTAACATTTGTTTCGCTTCTATATTAAAATAAATGCTTGCAGTCCGTCCTGTTTTATAAAAACCAATCGTAGCTGTAGTGCCATAAATGATATCATCAGTTGATTCTGGATTTATAAAATTTTTTTTCATTTGTGAGTCACTATTTTGTTTGCTGGAGATTATAGGAAAAAGTAGCTTCCTTACCATGATACCGATTATACTTGTGGTAAGGAGGTGATGTCGTTATGACAGAGAATTTAATCATGGTAGGTATATTGTACAAAATGTGGGGCTGAAATTCACAATTGCTCGCTGTATTATGTACTTATCAACATGAAAGGAATGATACAATGAGCAAATTACAAGAATTTTTAAACCTTGGTGATTATTACGCATCCAACGGTGGGTACCTTGAAAAGAAAAGTAATGCCTATCTGGATGATTTTAAAAAGAATGCCGGATATAACAATTACACCAAATTCGCCCGCGATGTTGACAGCTGGGGGCAGCCGGGATGCCAGGGACAAGCGTGGTGCGCGGAATTTCAGTTCTGGAAGTTGGTAAAAGTAATTGGAATCACAAATGCACTCAAAATTATGGGCGGTGGTTTTTATAACTGTCAGAGCGTAAAAAACTGGTCAAAAAAACAGGGCACATGGCATACCGCTCCGAAACTTGGTGCGCTTCCGATTTTCCGAAATGGCTCCCACATTGGAGATGTACAGAGCTTAACCAGCTCCAAAATTAATACCAACGAGGGAAATACTTCTAGTGTAGCTGGCGTGGTGGCAAATGGCGGAGCGGTTCGCAATAAGTCCTATTCCATCAACGATCCAGCAATCGACGGATATGTTTGGATTGATTGGGAATCCTATGAAGATACTGCCACATGGAAAAAGACAGGAACTAGAATAGCGACTGTGAACGATTTATACGTCCGTGAGACACCGAATGGATATGTAATGGGTTCTATTGATAAAGATACTGTTGTTGATATTGATGGAAAAGTAAGTGGAAAATGGACGCATGTTAAAGTTTCTGGAATTGGTATTGGTTGGATTTGGACTGGATATCTGGCAAAGGAGGGTGGCCCCGCATCCGCTACTATTACAGGAAAACAGGATAAGACACAGGTGCTTTTCAAGGGGAATGTAACCGCCACTGTGCTTAATGTGCGTACCTGGTCTGGAACTGAGTACCCGAACATTAAAAAATATCCAACTCTTAACCAGGGAAATGAAGTGGAAGTAATGAATTTTACCCAGAAAGATAAAAACGGTAGTAAGTGGTATTATATCCGTATTGCTGGAAAGTATTATGGCTTTGTATCTGCAAAATATATTAAGAAACAGTAAAAAATATCCCGGGGTTAATTCCCCGGGACTTTCTTTTTATAATTACTGATAACATCAATGAGCCAGTTCGTCAGCTCATAGAAGATATCATTAATCATTTTTCTTGAATTTTTGGGAAAATGTCTAGCTGGAAACCAATCTCGTTGCCTTTCCCGTAAGCATTTTTATTATCTTTTGAGTAGGCAACCTTTTCAATCAAACTCTTAAGCATTTTATTCTTCGATTCTGTGTCAAGGCTCCAATAGTTATCAAGTAGCTCTTCACAACGCGGGATAAAATCTGATTGTTGTTTTATAATGTTCTCGTCATGTTTGATTTCTTCTTTTAATTTTTCTATAGTGTTGGAACATGACTGGATAGATGCGGATATTGTTTTGGCACGTTCAAGGAAAACCTCAGTGGTATAGATACCCTGTTCGAGTAGGTCATATTGTTTTGCTTTTTGGGCGTTTAAGCTTTCCAGCTCATTTTCTTTTTCGTGTATGAGATTCTGCTTAGAAGTTATTCCGCAATCAATAGCCTTTGAAGATATATTAATATCATTGTTTAACTTATATTCTTCCACAATCTCTCTAATTCCATCAATTACAGATTTTTCAACCAGAGACAACTTGCTACTTACTGTGGGGCAAGACGTATATGGACACATGAGGGTATCTTCCTGCCCACGCTTTTGATAAGGGCGGCGAACCATGGAGCGACCACATTTGCTGCAATAGACAATTCCGGCAAGTGGATTACGAATCGAGTTTGCTATACTAACTGGGCGAGGTGGGTTCTTTTTTCGAATTTCCTGTACGGAGTTAAACAGGTCCTCCGATATAATAGCTGGATGCAATCCCTCGCAGATAAGAGTATCTTTTGATCGAGGGCGTGTCTTAATTACTTGACCATTCTGTATAGTCTTCACTGTTTTTCTCCCATTCCATCGTATTTTTCCGATGTATACCGGATTTGTCAGAATTCCCTGTATACTGGCAGGAGTCCAGTCACCGCCCAGTGCAGATTCTATTCCCATTTCATTTAATTTCCGTGCAATCTTTGCAACTCCGATTTGCTCGCAGCCATCACCGGCATACCAGGTGTAGATCATTTTTACAACCTCGGCTTGAGTCGGAACAGGTCGGAGAGTATAGCCTTTTTCTTTTTCGAGCTTAACTCTTTCGTATCCGTAAGGTGGTTTGTTGCCGCAATACTTACCCTCTTTTACCGATGAGATTCTTCCGGCGTTCAGTCGGCGCTTGATGGTTTTATATTCTCTTCGGCTCATAAATAGTCCAAACTCAAAATACTCTTCATCGAATTCGTTGTTTGGGTCATATATTTTTGTAGGGGTAATAATCTTCGTGTCAGAATACTGGAAAGCCCTTGATACAATGCCTTGGTCGATTGTGTCACCTCTGGCAAGACGCTCTACTTCGACAACTAAAACACCGTCCCACATGCCGGATTCTACCTCGTGAAGAAGTTGCTGCATGACAGGACGGTCGGCGATAGTTTCTCCAGATACCACTTCGCGGTAAATTGCACCCACAATGTACTCTTTTTTCTTTGCAAGATCTAACAGGATCCGTTCATGTCTGGCAAGAGTTTCACCCTCTCCGTGCGCTTCAGCTTCCCGATCTGCTCTGGATTTCCTTAGATAGATGCATACTGATTCATTCATTTTATCATTCTCCTTTTTTTTTACTTGTGCGATAATCCAGGAGATGATATAATTATGGTGTAGGTAAGATTTTTCTCCGGATTATCTTATTTATTAAAACCGGTTCCCGTTGGTAGCGAGAGCCGGCTTTTTTATTATTTATTCTATTTCATCAATATCAAGAGAATATCCAAGGACTTCTCCAACATCTGTACATTTTCCTTTTAAAGTAACTGTCTCTCCTTTGGTCATGGAAGCTACTTTTGTTTTTTGTTCATCATTTTTTATGTAGCATTGGACTCCGATAATCTCAAAGTCTCCATCAGCCATCAAGTCAATATACTTTCCAGAAGCGTCAATGTTTGTAAGTTTTCCAGTAATCTCAAGATATTTATCTTTGTATTTATCAGATGCTCCCATGGCATTGTTATCAAGATCTGCCATCATATCATTAACTGATGCAGAAGTGTATTCTTTTGGCGCATCCTCTTTCTTACTTAATGTGGAATCTGTGGATTTTGTACTGGAATTACTATTACTTCCGCCTGTCGCCGCGCCTATAACACAAAGGACGATAAGGGCAAGTAGAATCCACTTAAACTTTCCACCCTTTAATTTCTTTCGGCACTGCGGGCATACTTTAGCGTCCGCCGGAATCTCTGTCTTGCAATACTTGCATTTTTTTGTCTTTTTCATAGAAAACCCTCCTCATATGGTTTATTTTTATCTGATTTTACAACAAAACGCAACAAAATACAATAACTTGGAATAATTCGACATAAATTGAAAGAAAAATAATGCTTGACTTTTGGGCGTACATAATATATTATTTATGCGAGGACAAAAATTGGAGGTGAATAAAATGTCCCCTAGAACTGGAAGACCACCGATTAACGATGTATCCAGGACTGAAAAACTTAATATAAGACTGACAAAAAAAGAAAAAGACCGCATTGATAAATGCGCAGAAGTCCTTGGAATTTCCAGAACTGATACCATAATGAAAGGTATTGGATTAGTGGAAAAAGAAATCGGCGAGTAAAAAAAGAAATGGAGCAACCGCACCGGCAAAGTGAAATGGTTGCTCCTACCTCCAAATGGAGATATTCAAATTATAGCACTGAGTATCTTTATTTGGCAACCACAAACATGAAAAACGGAGGGCTAAATATGTTAGATACTATTTTGAATAAAACAATTGATGAAACAGATAAAACGCCTATTGAAATCGCACTTGGCATTGATGAGAATGGATACACCACAGCAAGGGCGTTGTATGATTTTCTTGATATGCCAAAACAAAATTTTGCTAGATGGGCTAAAAAGAATATTGAAGAAAACGAATATTTTGAAGAAAATGTTGACTGGTGGGGGTTCTTCACAATGAAGAACGGTAATGAATGCAAAGATTACCGTCTCACCACAGACTTTGCAAAGCACCTTTCAATGGAAAGCCATTCTGCCAAAGGGAAGATTGCGCGCCAGTATTTCCTTAAAGTCGAAACCAAGCTGAAAGAAGCCGTAAAACAGAGCATTGCACCCATGACGCCGCTTGAACAGTTGCAATTACAGGCACAGGCAATCTTACAGGTAAATGAAAAGGTTGAAGCTCTTGATAAGAAAATTGAGCGTTTTGAACTGGACTTACCAATCCTTCCAATTGAAGCCGACAGGATCACAGAGGCAGTACGCAAGCGCGGAGTGGACATCCTGGGTGGAAAAGGCTCAAACGCTTACCAAGACAGGTCATTGAGACAAAGAGTATACAGTAACATCTATGCAGACTTAAAAGCGAACTTCCATGTGCGCTCCTACAAGTCAATCAAGCGAAACCAGTGTGACTCTGCTTTGAACGTGATCGCACGATATGACGCACCTCTGTATCTCCAGGATGAAATCTATATGATAAACGGACAGCACTCAATCTGGGACGACTGAACGAAAAAAGTAGAATTTTCTCGATTTTCGTCAAATACAGAATTAATGTACGAAAATTTGTGCAAGATTGAGATATTGTATAATTGTTATATTGAGAGTATAATATAAACTAATTTGGGAGGAATTTTATGAAAGGAATAAAAAAGCTGGTTATATTTTTTCTGTTTGGGATAATGCTCACATTTTCTGTACGTGCGCCGCTATGCGAGAGCATTGATCTAACAGATTCCGAAGTAATTATTAAGACAAGTGCCAATAATCAATACGTAATACATAATTATACACAGGCGGTTGTATCTGAAGCAGAGCAGCAGCCATTTGTTGTAAATAAAAGCAACAATACTTCTGCGGAATGCAAATGCCATTTCTTTTTCAATCGTTCAAGGCAAAGGGAGGGCGCACTGTTCAAGCAGAGGGCGAGAAGTATGATCCAGTCCGTTCTATATCGCTGAGAAGAGGGTATAATGAAATAAAAGAGAACAAATGTTCTTATTGTGCGATATTGGAGGGACGGATATATGGATTACAAAAAGGAAATTATTGAGATGATAGAAAAAATGGAAAGTATAAGGTTCTTGGCAATGATTTATAGTTTTGCGCATACTCTTTTTGAGAAAGAAAAGAAGCAGGGAAATTAATCCCTGCTTTTTCTATTTGGTAAATCTTTCAATGAACTTCCAGAATAATTCTTTATCTTCTGCTGATAATTGATAATATTTCGTAATAGCTTCTCTGGCCTTAATATCATCTGCTGCTATGTTAGCACATATAGAAGAAAAATCTTTATCTGCCTTAAGTTCTTTGGGTAGTTCTCCTTTACGAATCCAATTTTCGTTAATCTCAAATGCGCGACAAATATCTTTTATAGCACTGTCACTAGGATTAGCATTGTTATCATTCAAAAGTTTCCATACATATTGTGGAGTTTTGGCGATTGCCTTTCCTATTTCCGTTTGGGATTTTTGACTTTCTAACAATACTTCTCGGATTCTAGCAAGAACATCTGTCATTTCCTCACCTCCCAATATGATAGTACACCTATAAGTAAAAAAAGTCAATAATAATTTAAACTGAGTTTAAAAACATGCTTGACAATTAAACTGAGTTGTAGTAAGATTAAACCAAGTTAAAACAAGGAGGTGAAAACAGTTGAGCAGATATAAAAAAGAAACCGATGAAGCCATAAGAAGACTCAGTGAGCGTTTCTGGGATTTACAGGACCAGACCAACAAAATAAAGGAAGCTGTTCTGACAGGAGAAAAAGGCGATTTGAAAATGCCAGAGAAAAGAGAGTTAGAACCTGGTGAGCCGATTCCTTTTGGCGGAACGGTAGATGTGGACTGTATCTTTCCAAAAGAGCCGTGTGAGCAGGTAGATGTTGAATTTTCGGTAAAGGAATTATTACAAATGTATACACATTATGTAGATTCGCTATCTACCGACACACACGTTTTAGCAGTTATTTCAATAATTGCTCTAATAATTTCAATAGTGGCTCTGATTGTATAGAGATTGAGAAAAGCCCAGTAATCAGCGCAATGATGGACAGAACAGTTGTTATCCAGAATCGAGAAATATCTTGGAAATACACTTTTATAGCAACTTCCCCCTCTTGGGTGATTTCATATTCGTGTTTTTCATCTCTTGAACGCCTTAGATATTTTTTCTCGAAAAGATATCTTGCGGCGTCTGCTTCACGCGGTCCATCAGTGCTAAAGCCTTTATTCCGTAGAGCCTTTTTCAATATTTTACACTGAAATTTGGTAATCACATCAACACCTCCCTCTACTGGGAGTATACCACAAGAAAGGAGTGAGTGCATGACTATATTAGAAAGAACTGATATTGAAGATGGAAAACGTATTGTTGATATCTTTACAACTTTATCAGAGGAAAACAAGAATATGGCAATCGTTTATCTTTCTGCATTGAGAGATAAGGAGATTGCGGATTCTTATAGGGCACAGAAAGAAAGCTCATAAGTTTCTTGAACCGAAGATTCCAGAAAGTAAGTAGACAGATTGGAACCATCTACAAAGTTCTTAACTAGAAAGGAGCAAAGTTTATGAGCAAAAAGAAGAAAAAGAAAAAGGCTTCTAAGATGGTGCGAACATCAAAGAAACCTATTTCCTTAACATGTTTGATTAATAAAAAACCTATTTGCCAGATGGATATTTTTCGTTGAATGCTTCTAATGCGGATTCGTAAGCATTTATGTATTCTTCGAAATAATCGACAGTTACATGAGTTTTGCCAGCATCAACTTGAGATTGACGTTTTAAATGGCAAACATCAGTGCAAACTGCAATGGCTAAATCATGTGCGCGTTTTTCATTATCCGTCATTATTACACCTCCTTTCCAAAGGAGAGTATAACACGAAAATTTGACAGATGAAATAATAAAAAAGTCAGCAATGACCGTCCACCGGAACCGCCCCACCGGTGCTGATGATAGCAGGGCAGATGGAGGTGAAAACAAATGTTTCACAGAACACCGTCAAAATATGACAACATGACAAAATGGGAAATTCTGGATTCCATAAACAGTGACCCTCATTATTCACATGGGAAAATGGCTAGACAAGCACACAGAGCGTTGCGCAAGTATGGTGACGGATTACCAATCATTTACAGATATCCGAATTTCCCCTATTTGTTATCTGCATTTGCTGGAGGATTCTCAGCTGTGACCGTATTCATTTTGTTTTCGTCAATGTAAACATTGATTACCTGTCCAGATTTGTACAGTGCAAATAAGCTGATTACGATGGCAATAATGGACAGGACAACAGGTATATACCACCGTCTGCGGTCTCTTACATAAGAATCATAAAAAGCTTTTCCGGCTGACTGAATGCAGACAATGGTTGGTGTGATTCTTGAATCGGTATCTTCTTTACTGTATTTAATGAACCCGCGTTTCCCAAGATATTCTATTTCTCCTTTTTCCGAATCGGAAAAATCAGACAACGGTATATCAGTTTTATAAAGACGTTTTAACAATTTGATTTGTGAACCAGAAATTTCCATAACATCTCTCCTTTCATAGGAGAGTATACCACAAGAAAGGAGTGAGTACATGTCAGAAAAAGAAAAAAGAATCGTTGAAAAGCTGAAAGATGCGATTCCTAATATGTCAGAATTTGACAAGGGATACATTCTTGGTAAGACGGAAAGTTTTTCCGAGAATAAGCCAGATGATTCTGATAAGGCACAGAAAGAAAGTTCATAAAGGAGTAAATGATGTTTGATTCTATAGAGTACAAAAACATTCTCGGGGAAATGAAAGTTGTGATAAACACAACAACAAAAGACTGGAACAGATTACTCGAAACAGGCCTCTGGGACAAGGTTGTGGGTGTTCTTAACAATGAGCCTAAATCACTGGAAGAAAGAGTCTCTGATCTTGAAGCCAAATATCATAGTCTATCGTAGAAAGGAGAAATTGTAATGGCAGTAATCAAAACAATCAAAATGGGGTCTGGGGTAATCAGAATACATGATGATTACTGCAAGGATAATACACCGGAAGACAATCAAAGGATTGTCGATGAATGTTCGAGAATTATCTTGGACTACTACAGAAGAAAAGAAGCAAATTTGGCATAAGCGCCCCGGAGGGAGTCGCAACCTCCACCCCGGAGCAGTAAGCCACTAAACCAACCTTAGTGGATACAGGTAAATTATAATCCTCTATCCGCTAAAAAGTCAATATTAAGCGAGAGGAAAATAATATGGAAAACAAAAAAAACGTAACAAACAACGAAAAGATTACATGGAACGATTTGGAAACAATGCTGGCTACCGAAATCGTGAAAAAAGCAAAGAGGGAGACTAAGAAGTGGTTCAGTGCATGGCTTTTGACTGCCGCGCTGTTAATCCTTACTAATATCTTTTGGTATATTGCTTACAGTCTGTAATCTTTTTTCTTTTTTGGAGGGAAAAAGAATGAAATCACCCAGACAAAACAGAAAGGATATCGTAGTCAGTGTGATTATCGGGATCCTGCTTACTTTTCTTCCGGTGTGGATGTGGGAGAAGAGCTTGCAGCAGATCCTGGCAGGTATTGTATTTGCACTGTTTACGTATTTAGCACTGCTTTGAGAAAGGAGAGCGGAAATGTTTGAAAAAGAAATCAAAGAGCTTTTCGAATTAGCGTGGAGAGTTTCGAACGAAACAGATTATTTTGTTTCGTTTGACATCACTTCGCATGTACATGCTTGCATTATCTGCATTATGAATTCAAAGTGGGAGCCTAGAAAGGAAATGGATGGCATTTATACAATCTATTTTGATAATGAATTGCTTAAAGAGGAATCAGCCGAGCAGTGCAAGCTTGCAAAAGCACATCTTCTTAGACTCTTAATAGATGGGAGGTGTCCGCTAAATGTTGAATCAGATGGAGTTGAAGCTCCTGCCGACAATGGAACTGATAACAACGGCGAACGAGCTTCTGGGGGAGCTGAACAGGCGTAAAGCGTACATTCTTGATTGGGAAAATCCGGACATGTATCTGAACCATCTCGAATATCACTGTGCCGGCGGAGCATTTTCGAATGGCAAAAAAAATCCGGTGAGAGGGGATGGCTCAGACAATGTGTATTGCTTTTTTGAGGCGGTGTAGACATGGAAGAGCGCATTAACGAAATTGTTAGATTGATTGACACTCAACTTGCTATTGTGCCGGATAATCCGATAGAGGAATCATACAAGGCAAGAACGTTGGCAAGCTACGTACAAGCCTTAAATGGGCTTTTAATGGCTCAGAAATCATATGAGGAGGAAAGTATTGGTGAGTGAATTTGAAATCCGTATTCCGGCAAGGAAGAAGCAGCCGGCAACCGATAAGGATAACCCTGTCGTGAAAGTTTCGCCGGAAGCGTACAACGCACTGGTTGAGATTTATAACGAATCAACAATATCAATGAAAGATATCGCAAGTTTGCTGATCGTTGAGGGCAGCAAGCATGTAGTTTATGACAAGGAGGAATAGCAATGGCAACACCCGTATTAATTATTGGAAAATCTGGATCCGGCAAAAGTACTAGTCTTAGAAACTGTCAGAATTCCGATTGGAACCTTATCAGAGTATTAAATAAGCCGCTTCCGTTCAAAGGAAAGATTGACGGATGGTTTACAGATGATTACCAGCAGGTAATGAAATGCCTGATTGCATCAAAAGCGGATTCTATTGTGATTGATGATGCTGGATATCTTATCACCAACCACTTTATGAGAGGACACGCTTCTGCCGGAAAAGGCAATGCAGTATTTTCACTTTACAATGACATTGGTGATTATTTCTGGAATCTTATCCAGTTTATAGTTACGAAAGTACCGCAGGACAAAATTGTATATATGATGATGCACGAAGAAAAGGATGATTCTGGAGATGTGAAACCAAAGACCATAGGAAAGCTACTTGATGAAAAAATTTGTTTGGAAGGTCTTTTTACCATCGTTCTTCGCTGTATTGAAGAAAGCGGAAAACACTTATTTGTCACTCAGTCCAGCCAGGGAGCAGTAAGTAAGTCTCCGATCGGAATGTTTGACAGTTTAACTATTGATAATGATCTCGCAGAAGTAGACAAGATCATTAGAGACTATTACGAATTAGGAAAAGGAGAAAACAATAATGCAGAAACCAAATAGCTATGACACAACACAGGCAGCAGGAGAATTTGAACCGATTGCTCTTGGCGGACACAAGATGGTTATTAAGCAGGTATCAGAGAAAAAATCCCAGGGTGGACTTGATATGCTTGTTATCTTGTTTGATTTCGCAGAAGGAGACGAACAGGCGGGCTACTTTATGAAGCAGTTTGAAAATGACATTCGTCCGGACAAGAAATATCCGAATGCCGGCACTAACTATATGGTTATTGATGAGAGTGTAGACTATGGCGTTCGTAATCTTAAAACATTTATTACATGCGTAGAAAAGTCAAATCCGGGCTTTGCTGTTAAGTGGGGCGATAACTTCGGGCAGCAGTTCAAAGGTAAGCTGATCGGCGGCATCTTCCGTC